CCCTTCTTGGGAGTGGGCATCACGATCTCCTGAAGGGCACGACGGGCTGCCCGTACTGACGTTCCTCTTGCTCACCCTCAGCACCTGCCGGCTCGTCATCCTCATCGGCCGGCACGACGGCTGATGGCTTGCTCGGCTGCGCGGCGGGTGCGCCACCAGGTTGACCTTGCGCACCTGGCTGATTGGTGCCGAGTTTCGCGGCGAGCTCCGCGGCGGGCATGACCGAGCCGTCATCGTTCACCAGCACCTGGCCGCGCGTCTCGGCCGGCACGTACACCTCGGGGGAGGTATCGAATACCAGGCCCTCTTCGCGGAAGTATTCGAGCTCGGATTTGCGCTGGCTCACCATGTCCTGCAGATCTGTGCCGCGGCCGTACTCCTCGACCACGTTCTCGACGCTCTGGAATCCCGCATTGACGGCCGAGCGCGCCGCGGCGACTTCCTTGGTCGGATCGATCCAGCTCCAGCCCCGCGGCTTGAACACCGCTGCCTGATAGCGCTCCATGTCGAGCGCGTATTGCGTGAGCGGCAGTCCCGGAACGGCGCCCGAGAGCACCGCAGCGCTGAGCCATTCCTTGTGCAGCCGCTCGCGAAAGCAGCGTATCCACCAGTGCTGAAGCGCGCGCCAGCAGTCTCGCTCGGCGAGCATCGACACGCGCATAGACGAGTAGCTGCCCTGCGAGTAGTCGTGCGAGATCGCCTCATAGGATGCGCCGACGCCTGCCGAGATCTCGCGCAGCATGATCTTCATAAAGGCATCGAGCCCGCTATTTGGCCGATTGGGCGAGAAGGAATTGAACTTCTCTCCCTCCTGCAGCTTCATCATCATGCCGGGCTCAAAGGTCGCCTGAAACGTCGTGTCGGGCGCCTGCTCGGCGAAGGCCTCCGTGCCCTCGGGCGATTCAATGATTCCCATATAGGATGCAGCGGCGCGCGCGGCGATGATCTCCGCCTCGCTGTAGCCGTTCACATCCTGCAGCTTGCCTGCGACCGCATGAATCCAGGGCACGCCACGACTTTGTGGCCAGCGCTCGATGACGTAGATATGAATCACGTCCTCCGCCGGCACGCGCACTTGCTCATCCGATTGCTCGAGGTTCAGTCGAATGTCGCCGGGATGCAGCGCTCGGATCCAATACGCGATCGGGCGCTTGAAGCCATCCGACTCGATCCCCAGGCGCACGCCACCAGACTTCGGGGATACCGTGGTCGGATAGGCATAGCCATCGACGATGCGCTCGGGCTCGACCACCTCCAGGGCGATCGGAATATCGCTCTTGCCGAAGCGCTCACGGTGGATGCGGATGAACACCTCGCCCGCTTCAAACACCTGGCCCATGCACAGCCGCTCGAGATCATGGAAGTGCAGTGAGCCACCGGTGTGGCAGCTGTCGGCGCACATCCACTTGGCCCACGCATCAGCGATCGCGCCAGATACTTGTTTGTTGATCGTGTTGCGCGTGTTCTTGACCACGGGCTCCATGCGCACGCCGTAGCCGATCACGTTGTTGACGATCGTGCGCTTACAGGACTTTGCGTAAGCCGCATCGCGCACCAGGGAGCGACCGCGAGCGCGCAGATTGCGCAGGCTCGAGGTGAGCTCCAGATCCTCCGACGTGTTGAACGACGGGAAGCCCTGATTGAACCGATTGGGCACCGCCATGGCGTACATGCGCGCCATATCCTCGAGACCCGCGCCCTTGGGCCACGCCGGCACTCGCGGAACGCGATGCTGGAACGGTCGCTTGGGCGCCTCGCTCGTGGTCATGTCCGTACGCGGCGTCTGCGCAGCGAGATCCATTCCGAGCAGATTCGTCGCAAGCCATTTCTGCAGCTTGTTCACGAAGCGCTCGCGCCCCCGCTGTAGCAGTCCTTCGCAAGCTCAGGTCCGTTACCGTAGCCGTTCCAAACGCCATCGCGCAGATAGCCACGAAAGCCGCATACGGGGAGCGGACCGAATGCCGGCTCGACGCTCGGCAGCAAGCGACTGCCGTTCCAGTGATAGCCGGCGCCGCCCTGGCCGCGCTCGCCGGCTGAGAAAAGCCGCGTCTTGCGCGTCTTGCCGCAGCCACACGGACAGTTGAACACGAGCCAGTTTTGCTTGTCGCGCGCAGCATTGGCATCCGACAGCTGCTGCACCTCGAAGTAGCCCGCCTGGCCCTTGCCGTTGATGCTCATGAGTCCTCGTCCTTCGCCACCATTGGGACCTTTTGGCCGCGCATGCTGTGCGTGCAGTCGTTGTGATAGATGATCTGCCCAGCTGTCACATTCAGATGACAGATGCCGCAGATCGAGGGCCGGCCACGCACGCGCGCGCGCTCGCAGAATCCACATTTGCCATCGGGCTGCAGCTTCATTCCCTGCACGTAGTGTCCGGTGCGTGTGACGAGCGATGGCGTGAACGTCGGTGCCTCAAACTTGCCATCGAAGTTCCAGCGCTCATCAAAGACATGCAGCGTCTTGCACGCCGGACACCAGAAGCCACGATGCGGCGCGTACTCATTGAGCCGCACCACGCCACGCCAGGCGAGCCAGTTACCCACGCGCCTCTCGCAGCAGCTCCCGCGCGAGCTGCGTCAGATCCTCTGAAGAGCGCGCGTATTGCTCCGCGCAGTCCTCGAAGCCCACCTGGCGGCCAAAGACGTAACCGCCCGCGAAGCATCCGATGCACAGTGCGAGCACCAGCAATACAAGCAGCAGCATGGCAATCACCACCAGGGCCAGTTCTTCGAGTTGTCCGTGGGTATTCCAGAACTCGGTGGCGAGAAACCTATACGAATGTTGCGCCGGTCCCCGCCCGAACCAATCATCTGCTCTGCGCTCACGCGCCCGCGTGCGTAGCGCTCCAGTGCGATGATTCCGGCGACGCCCTCAAACATCATCTCGCGGCCGTTGATCCGATAGGACCGAATCTTGTTGCCCGAGGCTGCGAATGCCTGCAGCGCCGTCTCGCACTGATTGAGAATGATCTGCCACGTCGAGCGCGGATCGTACTTGCCCGTGAGGCTCGACAGATCCTGCTCGACCGTGATCTCGCCTTCCGCGGCCACGATGCGCACGGCCGCCGGCACGGCGGGCGGGGATGCCGTGAGCACCGCCTGCCAGCCGTAGAGCCCCGGCACCATCTGCGCCGCCTGCGCGGCCGAGAACGTGCTGATCCAACCCTCACCGCTCGCACCCACGGTGCCCGGCGTCGCCACCACTTGGATCGGCGCGGCGGCCGGTCCCGCGAAGTAGTACGTGAGCGTATAGGTGCCCGAGTCGTACTCGTTATCGAACTTGTCCGTGTACGGCACGTCCTGCCAATACGCGGTTTCGTTCTGACGCATCTTCGGCGGAGGTCCGCAGATGCCGGCGCCAGTTTGAAACAGGGCCATGGACTTTCAGCGCCTCCAGTTCATCCAGCTTCCGGGTCGCGCGGGCCGCTGTTGGGGCTCGCGTCGTCTCGACGGCGCCTCCGTCGCTTGCTGCCGGCCGGGGGACAGCTCGACCGCTGACTGGCCTGGCGAGGAGCCGCCCGCAGTCGGCTGCCCCCCGGTGGCAACTCCTGGCGGCGCTGTCGGGGGCGCCACCTTGCGCTGATAGCCCAGCGAGTAGGCCATCGCGATGTTGATCACCTCGCAATCGAAGTAATGATTTTCCGCCCGTACCTTGATCCACACGGCTCGCCCCGAAGGCTTCGGGACTCGCGTCTCCGAGGTGAGCTGCTGGCAGTAGTCCTCATCGATGTCCTGCGGCACCCAGAAGCGCGAGAGTCGCTGATCGCGCTCCTGCTGAATCACGCGCTGCACATAGGACTTGAAGTAGTCCGTGTCCAGGTGCCAGAGCGTCAATCCGTGCTTCAGCACTTTGCCGCGCCAATTCACATCTATCAGCGATGGCGTGACGGGTTTCAGCGCTACATCGCGGCCTTTCGTCGGCACCGCGCGGTTGTGATGCAGGCAAAAATCGTAGATCGCGTTATCCGGCCGGCGCCATTTATCGCCGGGCCGGTAACCCGAATCGATGCCCATGCGTCGAATGCGCAGCCCGCTGCGTGGCTGGCCTTCCACCAGGCCGTACTCACGCCCGAGGATCTCGGCGAGCTCGCGCCACACGCCAGGCTCATCCGTGCGGCCCTCGATGTCGCCCCAGTCAATGAGCCAGGACTCCATCTGGTAGCCGAACGCGCGCACTGCGTACACGAGGCGCTGCTTCTGCACGTCGACACCGCACAGCAGCGCCTTCGCGCCTTCGGGCAGCTGCCCTCGCGTGTAGGCGCCGCGGCACTCCATCACCACGCGCGCCGGGGGCGCTTCGGTCTTGAATGCGAAGCACTCGCCAAAGTCGGTGTTCATCACCGTGCGCAGCGCCGACTCATCGCCGCCGCGGTACGCGAGCACCCACTTTGCCGCGCGCTCACCGAAGGAGCGCCACGGCGACATGAGGCCCGAAGCCCAGAATGTCGCGCTCTCAGCCTGGGGCGGATCGCCGACTACTTCCCCATCGATCACCTGTTGACCAGGTGCCAGGAAGCGTCCGGCGGCATTCATCGCTCGCTTGTGACGCTCCTCGATGTAGGCATCGCAGCTCGGGCACTGCAGCCGCGACTCACGCTTGGCGATGCGCTCGGCCTTATGCAGGCTCGTCGCTTGATCGAGCGCCAGCGGCGGAATCCACAGCCGGCTGAAACGCGGCACGAAATACTTGCTGCAGTGAGGGCACGGGACCGCCCACTCATGCCGCGTGCCGGTCTGCCATAGACGCCAGATCGGCGACAGAATGTCCTTCTCGGGATCGCCCGGCTTCCAATGCTCGATGCCGGTCTCCGAATGCATCTCCGCCTCGACGTTACCCTCCGTCGGCGTCGAGGTCACCATGAGCTGACCGTCCGCGTAGTTCATGCGGCGCGCGTCCGCGAGCTGAAGCGGACTGCCCTCGCCGGGGATGTCCTTCATTCGATCCAGCTCGTCGACGATCACAAGCTTTGCTGGATCGGATGACAGCTCCGTCGCGCTGCCCGCCCAGGCCAGGCGCAGCGTCACGCCGGCGACGCTCTTGCGCAGCTTCTGGCTTCTCCTCGAGCGATCCGTGCGCTCCGCGAGCGAGGGGATCGACTTCAACATCCGATCAACGCGCGGCTCAATCATGCCGTTGATCATGGATTGCGTCGGGCCGACGTAGAGCACCGGCGCTGGATCGAAGTCGAGCGTGTACCCCATGAGGATCAAAACGAGCGTCGTCTTGGTCATCTGGGAGCCCGTGATCAGCGCCACGCGCTCATACCGGCGCAGCGCCTCGAGCACCGGCACCGCATAGGGCGTTCTCGAGGCGCGATAGGCGCCCGGCTCAGGACTGCCCGCCGGCAGGATCAGTTTCTGTTCCGCCCACTGGATTGCCGTCATCCGTGGTGGCGGGAGCCCGGTTCGCCGTGTCGCCTCGATCAATTCGGCCAGCGCGAGCGCGGAGGCTCGCCGCCAGGCGGCCGAGGAAGCCTCCATGCATTTCGAGGACTCGATCGAGCTCCTCGCGCGTGAGATCTTCGATCGCCTGGCCATTCAACCCTTCCAGCTGTTTGCGGAACCTGCTCGGCAGTCCGCGCAGCGCCTCCTTTAGATTCGCCTGCTTCAGGTCGAGCACCTCGCGCACGTCGGATGCCAGCACGAGCTCCCCGCGCGCCTGGGCGTTGCGCGTCTCGATCGCCTCACGCTGCGCGCGCGCCGTCGCGATACGCTCGCTCGTCAGATGCGAAAGCTTCCCCGAGCCGTCATCCGTGGAGCGGTTCTTGAGCGCCGCCTGTAGGTAGCGGATGTACCAGGCCATGCACTCGCCGAGCGGATAGCGACCGCGACCACTGCGCGGCATGCCCTCCGGCACCAGCTGATTGACGCGCTGCGGGGTGAGATTCAGGGCCTTCGCGAGCTGCGCCAGGCCCACCTCACTACCGCCGCTGCTCTCGCCTTTCGCCTTCGCCATGCCCGCCAAAGCCTCCCATGGAGCGATTAACGGCCGTTAACGTCGCTCATGCGCCACTTAAGTCCGACTAAGGTCGGTCATATGCCCGGCATCTGCCCGGCTTGTGCATCGCGGGAGCGTTCGCGCTCACGGCGCCGCGCGACCGATGCCGCGACGTGAGCGCGTGCGCAGATGACGCAGCCGCCACCGTTCCTATACCGCAGCGTGTGACCAGAGGGGCACGGCGCGCCGATGATGTGCCGCGGGTCGAGCCGCTGCGGACCACCTGCTGGCGCCTCCTGGGCCCGCTGCAGCGGCGCCGACGGGTCCTGCAGGTCAGTCTGCGGCTTGGGCAGATCGAGCGGCCGAGGCCTGATCTCGCGCGGCATGCGCGGTTCCCCGTGGAACCATCGCCATGCGTAATCCACGGCGTCGGCTGCCGGGAGAAACTCATCGTCCGGTCTCCAGGCCGACCGCCAGGCCGTATGCGCCTTCACGGCCGCCCCTTGCTGCGCTGCGGGTTCGCCTGGAGATAGGAGCGCACCAGCGCGAGCTCCTCGGCGTCGGGCGCCCGATGCGAGCCCGAGCTGCCGCCCTGATCGCCATAGGCCCGCATGCGCGCAGCTCCGCGGCGCAGCGCCGCTCTCACCGCGAGCGGGGGTTTCCAGGCCCAGTCCGCGATCGCGCGCATGGCGTCAGCTCTTCGCCGCAGGCTCCGCCGGCGCTGCTGCTGATTGCGCCGGCGCTTCATTCTTGATGATCGGATCAATCAGCATAAGAGCCTGAGTGCACTCGTCTATTTCGCGCTGGATCGCGTCGAAGCGATCCTGTACCAGCTGGGCTTGCCGCTGCGCCTCATCGCGCGCGGGCCTCGTGCGCAGCTGCTCCAGGCGCAGCTCATTGATTCGCGCATTAAGCGCCTGCACTGCACTGGTCATCGCCATGATGCCGTCTCCTTCGCTTGTTTGCGGCCGGGGGCCGGCTTGAAAAGAAACCCTGGCCCAGCCACGCTTCCTACTCCCGTTGCCCGCCGTGCGAACTACCGGCGGAGGAC